AACCTTTCAATAAACTCATCCAAAATTTTACGCCATAATATCCCCAAAGCCATCGAGCGAATCTTTCCGACTTTCTTTTTCTCGATATGGATATTCTCCGATCGAATTAGCCAAGCTAAATTCCCGCTCTCCTGAATTTTATTCCAGTTATAGATGCAAAGGGTATCTATTGAGCGATAGCAATTACTTGAATATCGCTTGTAGAACTTCCTCGCGCACCATTGGCAGAATGAATTGACGAACTTCTGATAAACTCGTTTCATCCAGTCCGATGGGATTCCCGCCCACATACCCACCGATGTCAATCTGCCCATTGTCTGTGTCTTTTATTGTGTCGCCCTTGACTATTATTGTTTCCTTTTCTGATTTTACTTTAATTGAATTATAGAACGCCCCTGTGTCGTAAAGAATAATGGGACCCGATGGCTTACCATAGATTCTCTGCGATACTTCCGAATATTGCCTTGTGATCTCCTTCCCGGACGGAAGAACGTGCCTATCTCGCAGCTGTTCTTGGTTCAAATCAATTATCTGCTGCTGAACTCCTTTATTGTCGAATACCTTTTTGAGAAGTTTGTCGCTGTCGAGCTTCTTGACATTATTTGCTATTCGTTTCAATGATTCAAACATAAGCAAAGATATAAATAAAAAAGGAGCTACGTTTCCGAGCCCCTTTCTTACAAACACATGGCAACTATTTTTATGAGGAACTTACTTCAATAGGGTTTTCTTTCATGCAGGTGAAGTCGTAACCTGTTTTAACAGCATAGGGTACGAGCGCATCGCCCAATGTTTGAGAAGTGAATGCCAGAAGATACGTTCCGTCCGGTTGTTCGGTAACGCTTGTAATCGTTACATCCGCATCATCGGTGGCGTTGTAAATCTTTGATGTCGCTGCGCTGTCAGATGAAACGAAATCAGCAGCGACAAGTCCGTCTGCAGTATAGGGATTAATAGCCGAACCGAATATTTCCTTTGTAACAAGTTTTATGGTCAATGAAGTTTGCGTCATATCAACCAGCTCATAGCAGATGTCGAGCAGTGCTTTCATCAAAAGGATGTCGTACCCGTCAAGTTCAGAGCAGTTAATCCAAACGAGGTTCTCATCTCTTTCAGTTGTGGAGAAATTGAATGACAGGGCAAGGTGCTGAGCCTGTGTATCAACCTGTGAAGAAAACATAAATCCAGCATAAACAGATTGTTCGTCAATCTGAATAGGCACGATTGAAAGATTGTCGTCTGAATTATTCCCGAGTATCTGACGGGTAACGGATAAAATAAACACGCTGATTCCGTCCGAGCAACGAGCGGATTCAATTTGCTTTTTCATTCCCGGTGCAGTCGCCCCGCTTCCAGATTCCGCTGTGATTAGCGCAGTGAAGTTCCGTGAACCTTCAAAAAGGAATTGCTTTGACTGATCAGAGAATTCCCAATACTGAGGATCAGCTCTTTTGTTGGCAACTTCTTTCAGTTTCGGGGATGGATACCAACGCTTTGTCGGATCAGTGTGATTCACCATCGAATCAAAATATGCTTTGTTAAGGTCTTGTGTTTTCAGGATTCCGTTTTGCGCTCCTGTGGAATCGAATGTAGGGACGAATACAACCATTACGGCTTCGTCAAATTGTGTGGTGCAACGATGTCCGAGGTTGCTTAGTGTTCCACCGCATTTACATATTGGGCAATTCATTTTGTTTGGGTTTTAGTGTTTGGTTATGTAAAAGTATAAAAATTTAATGATACGACAATTTATTATTTTTAAGAACCCGACCCCGACCCGATACTTCCCCCTGAGTGACAAGGATAACAATTTTCTATTGCTCCCTTCCAAATAGCCAACGGCTGAAACTCAATCGAAACACCTCCGCGCTCCGGTATCAATGACTTTTCCATCCCTTTGTTCGGAACGAATAGCCCAAATTTTGCGAAGTTCTCAATATCATATCTCAAAGTTCGTAGATCGAAAAGTTCCGGCATGGATTTTATTTTCTCAATGATGAGTTGCGCCAGCCGAAACATCGTGTTTACAGCTTTTTTATACGCCTCATCGGTTAGCCATAATTCGTTATTTGATTGCGTGGTTAAAAACAATGTGAACTTTATTTCTCGGTCAATACTGCTTAATGGACTTTCATCGTAAGAATCGGTGAACTGCTCCTCAAACCAAACTGAGGGAGTTTTTTTATATTCATTCCCCTCTTGTCCGGTTTCAATTACATACGCCTTGGGTGTACCATGAAAGAAATAAGGCGGGTACATATTGAATGTATCGGTTGTAATCGGGTCGCCCTTCACTACCATAATATCATTTGAGCAACCTCCACACACATCATTTGTCGCTGGCTGAATATCCATGATAAGATATTTTTTAGTTCCGATCATTACGTAAAACGAAGGCTGGGCGTGATACATATTGTCAACTTCAAGAATGAATGTGCCGTCTCCGTTATTCGTTTTTTTTATAATTGTAACAGGGAAAGTCATAGACAGTATCATGTCGCCTATGATGTCAACGGATGGACGTTTATAGATCATTTAATGAAAAGTAAAATGACTGCCGAAACTGTTGCGCTGAATAAAAATATTCCAGATATAATAATAAATAATCCAATACGATAATAATTTGTTTTCTTTTTGGCGAGAATCCCATTTCCTTCGTATTCATCTTTAGGTATAGAATGTCCCATAAATGTCATAGTAGTCCAGCATATCGGAATTTGAAACACACCCCATTGTATTCAGGATAGTCCACTTCATCATGCTTTCCGACAAACCATTGTATAGCTCCCACGGATATTAACGCCTGATTCCATTTCTGTTCTGCGAAACGTGTAGTATTATCAGCTGGTACGTTAGTAGAAACTTCGGACTGATTAATTATTACGCCTCCCTGCGAGTGGCGTACTTGTGTTTCGGAAACGTATTCGTAATAAATTAATCCTTTGAGAGTATCCTTCATGCCTTTGCTTTCCATAATTCCACCGCATCCGCATAGACCCGACCCTGAATCCTGTGCTGTGAAGGGGTCGCGTATTTTAACGAAGCGTGCATCAACTGGATTCGCGGCTATCCCAGCAATGAACAGATCGCCAAGCTGTACGCCAAGTATTCTCCTGATATAGTGCGCCTCGAATCTGTCTATGTACGATTGAATTACCGGATTAGTGGCAATAGACTGTGCCAGCTGAAAGAATCCTGTTTCAAAATCGGAGGGGGAGAGGAGAATCATTTATCCAAAGGTAAACATTATTTCGGTGTAACAAATTCATGCGATATTATTTTTAACATTTCAACAAGTCCTTCATTATTTTCATGATATGGATGATCCTTTAATAGTCTCCCGTCTTTTAGTATTCTGCCATTGCAATTTAAAGCAGTAGCGTCAAAACTTACTAATTTAATATGCGAGCATCCTAATAGTTGCGCTACCTTAACAGAAGAAAATACACTTGGTTTATTCCATTTATAACCAAATCTTTCATTGTTGAAAGTATATCTATTCGGATATTCAGTCATACAGTTGTTGGATTCTAATTCGTGAACTAAAAGTATTGCTCTTTTTGGAATTACTTTCACCAATTCTCCGAAAATACAAATTTGTTCCCCTGTACATTTACATTCAAATCTATCGTGTCCTCCCGGATTATCTTTCTGCATGGAATAAATAATATGCGGAATTTGCAATGATTCAATCCTGAGAATATTATCATTGAGTGCTATTATAATTCCATTGCCAAAATAGGATTCATTTAGATGCTGAATACTTTTCCCCGACCCGATTATGTATGCAGTTTCTCCTTTATGCTTTCCCGTCAATGTTTCTATTTTCATTTTGCACTTCCGAAACTTCCATTAAACTTTAAATGTTCCCTGTCTTTCGAGTCTTTCCATAACCTATATGAGTGCCAAATATAAATCCCATCCATCCTGTAAATTTCTTTTCCCGCAGCGTAAAGTTGTTTGCAGAAATTATCATCCACCCATAGATAAATTTTCTCCTCCGTATATTTTATTTCGTTCCATGTTTTTTTACTTACAAGATGTAAAAATCCAGACATAGAATCGGTCATACGCGTATAACCATTCCGGTTTCTTTTTACGATTCTATCCGCCAGACGATAATGATTCATAAAATCTGGATCGCCACTTTTTTTATTGTTCCACCTTTGGGCGTGCTGTCCTATTCGAGTAGCAAAACAAGTGAGTAGTCCAGCATCGGGAAGCAGACGAACATACTCATACATTTGCGTAATACTTTCCGGGTGTATAAACATTACATCCCAATCCAAAATACAAAGCCAGTCATCTTCTCCTATCTTTGAAAACGATTCATTGATTGCCTTTCCGTAATTACCCTCGGTTGACCAAGGATGTTCGATGTGGATTTTCATATCTCAGTAGCGATTTGATGACTTATATAAACTCCGTCCCTTGCTCCGTTGAATGTTCTTCCGGTTGGTTGCTGTATAGTAGGCTTAATTACGGTTGTCATTGTCATTGTCTCTAATTGTACCGCTTCATTTTTTGACGTGGTAGGATATAATTCATGCAAAACTTTTTTTAGCCCCTGCCCAATCGCGCTATCTGAAATGCTGAATACATTCGATCCTTCAATCCTGCGTTTTATCTCTTTATAATTCGGATTTGCTATTTTAATATCTTTTCCCTGTTCCCCTTCGATATTCAAAAAATTAGCATACAGAGATTTTATAACATATCCCATACCGATATTCCAATTAACTAAACTCATCACTCTGATAAATTCAGCTTTGTTATAAATAATTGGGGTATGGATATCGAAATACTTTTGGGGATGTCCTTGTAAAGCATTCCGAGTATTTCTAATTGAAATAGTATAAGGATCGCCAGCCCCGCGCCAGTTGTTCTTTCCACCCCTACCCCTTACCTTTTCGTCTAAGGTCTGAGAATATAGATATGGATAATTTTCAGCGTCAACATCCTTCGTGATGAAGTGATCGTCATTCATGAACAGGAAGTTGTCGGACAGGGAATGCAAGTTACAGGCGAACTTTATTTTCTCGTATATGTTCCTTTCATGGTTGTGTTTATCTTCATGTGAATAGTGCTTCACTCCGGTCATCCAGTGTGGTAGAACTCCGACAATATAAATATCCCTGTAATTTTTTACGTGCTTTTCGATAGAGCGAAGGGCAAAACGTATCTCATTATTTTTCCAACGAGAGCCTTTTCCGAGAGGGATGACTATATCAATGGGCATTATGGTATAATAGAATCAATGAATCGTTGAACTGCCTGTCGCATCGCCTCGGTTAATCTCTTCGGCACTCTGAATGACCACACCTTCGTTTCCTCTTTGCGCGGTCTGCCTCGTTTGGGTTTCATTTTAGAAAATATACTATAATAAAATCAATTAATACAATTAGCAATGCATGATAAGCAATGGCGACAGGAGTTAGCCAATGCACATCTGCGCCTTTAGAATCTGGGTCTTTAAATAAGATAAAAAGTCCGATAATTGGAATATAGTATTGTAGTAATCTTTTTCTCATAATGCAAATATAATCATTTTCGTTTACATCAATACAAATAAAAAACCCCCTACGTTTCCGTAGAGGGCTTCTCATTAATCTATTTCGATATGTTCACCTGAATCGGTATCGATGATGTCTCCCGAATCAGTTGTTATTCATGCTGGGCAGCTTGAACCAGCAACTTCCAGAGCTGCTTTGATAGTGCAGATGTCATCGTAAACAAACGCTTGCTCATCCAGCTTCTTCACGAATGCGTGGAATCGGCTCTCTCCAACGATTGTGAAAGCGTTATGGATGAACTGGTCGTTAATCCATCCGATACGAACAGAGTAGGATACATAGTTGGTAATGTTGTATTTGCTCATGTCTGCAACAAATATTTTACCTACCGGAATCTGCTCCATTGGAATGATTGTTACTCCACCTATTACTACTCTGTTGAACAATGACGCCTGTGGATAGAGTGGTAATCCGTTCTGATCTTTCGCAGCAACAAGTTGCTTGAAGAAGTCAACAGGATTAATTAATACCAGGTTTGCCTGATATGGCATTTCATCGGTGTAATTATGCGTGGTGTAAATGTCGGTGATTACTGCGTTAATTACATCCATGAAGTTCACGAAACTCAAACCATTCAGTCCAGTAGGGTCGAATGCACGAGCGTAAAGAGTTGCCCCTTTAGGTTCTGCACCTGTTCCTGTTCCGAAAAGAATACCCATTTGCTTTTTCAAATCGTGCTTCTTAGCAAGAAAATCATAAGCGATGGATTGAAGACCGGGAATATCCGTTACCGCTTCTTCGCATAGAGCCATGTAAGCAGCAACCTTTTTAGGTTCAGCGTAACGAGTTTCTATTTTGAAATCAATCTGTGGTTTGATTTCACATTCATCTACGAACGAGAAGTCACCATCTTTAGGCAGAGATTCTGTGTAGGCGTAAGCAGCAAGGGAAGTTTGCAATGTGGTTACAAGGCTCTGTATTGTTGCGCTATTCAAATTCACATTTGTAGGAGGAGCAATTTGAACACCAACCAGATCAGGAATCCCGTCAGGATTAGTAGCCGACCCGGTAGTCATGTTACCAACTGCCTTGAATTCTATTGAGCCTGTACCGGCACGTTTCATTTCAAGAATCTTTGCAGCGTTCTTTTCGATGAAATCGTATAGTTGTTCTTTTACGGTGTTGCCCTTCCCGCCTTTTGACTTCAATGCTTTGATGTCAATGAGCAGAATTTTTCATGCCGTCTTTTTCAGTCATGAGTTTTGCTTTTGCTTCAAGTTCAAGGCATTTTGTTTTCAAAGATTCGTATTCTGAATTTTTGCTTTTCAGTTCGGCAACTTCTGTTTTCAGAGTTGCTGTTCCTTCGTCAACTTTTGTTTTAAAAGTCGAAACAAGGGAATCATATTGTTTTTGTTCTTCGGGTGTCATGGTAAGATTAGTTTAAGAGGCAGTTAAGAGGCGTTAAAGTTTAGAGGCGTTGCGTGATCGGTGCGGCTTCTTTAACGTGTGGAGTGCCGGTGGGCGGCTCTTCCGAAAGGAGTGCTATTCAAAAACAAAACTACATCAAATCAGAATCGGAGCGCAGAAACTTTATTAACAAGTTCGGATGTTACGATGCTTTTCTCATCCTTAGATTCGCTGTTCATAAGTTCACCCAACTTGCCGTAATCTATACCTGTTGACTTTTTATCCGGTAGTTCTTTCGTTTCGTTCGCTATTGTCGGAGTAAGCTCATTGCTCCCGGCAAGCACCGCAGAAATCTCAATCAGCTTTGCCTCACTGACAGCCCAAAAATATCCCTGCTCCATTGCTCTTTCTTTGTTGGCGATCTGATTGATGTGTTTCTGCCATGTGGCGTATTCTTGTTTCTGCATAGAATCATTCACACCCAAATCAATCTTAACGTAAATCATTCCTACGCTATGCTGATTGATCTCTTTGGACAGATATTGTCCAAACACCTGAGCGTTCATGTCCTTGCTGATATTGGAATCCATCATAAGAGCCATTGTGTTCCCTGGCATATTAACTCCCATATCCTGCCAGCTTACTTGCTTCTCGTAAATCTTTGTCGGCTTACCTACCTTCGCTGTGATCTTCTGCTCGTGATCGTGAAGATGAAATATTTTATCCTGCCTTTCTGAAATTGACTTTGTGAATGTCCCGTCCAAATGAACATCTGAATGGCTATCCATCCAGTTATAAGTATTCCCGATAATGGTACGTTTGATTATGCCTGAGTTAATATCATCCTGATAGTTCGTATTAAGAGCTTTCGTGATCGGTTGCGATTCACCCATCGAAACATAATCCGTAAACTTTATCGCTGCCTTTTTCAGTTCGATTAGTTCCTTTTTATTCGCAACAAGAAAAGCGATACGCTCGGCTACTGTTTTATGTTCGGGTAGTTTCATTTGTCTTTGAGTATTATCGTTTCGTTATCTTTCGCTTCCTTCTTTTCATCAATAGATTTTTTAAGGGATGCAATATTTATCTTCTCCCGTGAATATTGTTCGTCTTGCATTTTCTCCGCATACTCCTCAATCGTCATTTCTTTTACCGGCTTATCCATCTTACAAAAGTATGAATTAATTTGTTGGTGGCGTTTGTTGCTGTGCTTGTGTCGGTGCTTTCGGCTGAATCGTTTTAGTCCCTGTCATTTCAACCCCGGCAAGCTGAGCGTATGTTTCGTGAGAAATTACCCCATCGTGTAAAAGCAAACTCAGTCGTTCTGTTTCCACCTTATCCTCCTGCGCCTCTTTCAACCCGTCTTCCTTCATAATAGGCAGCCAGTCATAAGAAAGTATATACTTCCTTCCCACTGCCGGTTGCAATGCACTTGTCATAATTCCAGCAAACGAATCAGCATCCTGCATGATGGTAGTTTCGATAGTATTCTTTTGCGCTCTGATTTGATTTTCGTATGTACTTCCGGGAAACCAGGGGAATATATCTTTTGCCATTCCGAACATAGCGCATATGTTCGCAGCGTCCGCAGCTTCGTTTTCGAGAAGCATCATATCCCTCTGTGGGATAGAAATGATATTGAACTTTGTCGGAACATCAACGATCTTAATCTTTGAGGTAGGAGAAAATAGATTGTATTGATGTCCGAGTTCTTTTTCTATTTGCTCGCGGGCTTCGGTTCGTAATGGTAAAGCTGATCCCAGCGCGTCTTTTCCCTCAGGTGAGATATAACCCTTTACTCCAAAGTTCACCGATAGAATGTTTCTCGTTTTCAATGATGCGACCAAATTATTCACCGGAAGGCTCAACGAAGGTATTTTACTCATACCCTTTCCTTGCATGAAAGAAAAGTTTTCTGCTTTGAAGATAATATCTTTTACATCGTAGTATTTATAACTGCCTCCATAATTGAATATGAACTTATCTATGATGCCTTCAAGTTCGTACTGGTCAAAGAAAGTAGTATTCTTTAGAAATCGGATTGACATTTCATCGGATGGTAAATGCCACAATACTTTCGGAAGTACAAGTGTACTCCCTTGAATTTTATAAATGAAATTATTTGAGAATAGAGATTTATAGAATGATGCTTGGAATAAAAAGTCTTCACGTGACTGTAAAATGTTAGGAGCATTCAATAGTTTTAGCCCTTCGTCATCAGGAAATTCTATTGATTCGTCATTCACATCTATGCACTTCCATTCACCTGACGAGAACATCTCCGCTTTCTTGTCAATGACTGCGCGAAGATGCGGACAATGACTGTAAGCAAACATTGAATCATTACAGTCGATTTCTATTGTGGGCTTATCCGTCCCATACGATTGAAACCTTCCGGCTCTGGTGAAAAACCTATCTCTGCCGAATTGCCAAAAGGACTTAGAAAATATGTTAACATTAGCTGGAATGAAGTTCATGTAAGCAAAAGTACAAATATTATTTAATACAACTCAACTAAAGAGTTGCTTTACGGATGCGATTGCACGCTTCAACGGATTATTATAACAACTACTGCACAAATCTACTTTGCAAACAGAACAAAGGCGAACTAATTTTTTGCGTACATCTTTACTCACGAGCTCGCACGCCCGGCAAACTCCGAGATGCCAACGACCTGATCCACATGGTTTACATACTCTTGCCATATTATTTATCTATTATGTGTTTGAAGTCTGAAACCACGCTATATCCAGTCGCAGATAAAATGTGATCGTACTTCTTAATCGTTTCCGATAATTGCTTTCCATCTACAACACGATAACAAAAATTCTCCTGCTCTTTTCGTAAATCAATATCTTTCA